TTATTTTTTTAAATCACCCTTATTGGCGTCTGGGTGATTTTTTATTTTGTCATAAATATAAGCTGATATAACACCAGCTAGTATGCTTAATAAAAAACCTATCATATAATTTCACCTCCTTCCTTATTTGGAATTTGGCGTTTAATATGAAAATAATCACCCTTCGCACTTTCGATTATTATCCTTGCTACAATTATTATAACATATAATTATTACATATTTTTCCATTTTTTTTATATAAACAATGAAATTCAAGTAAATAAATACCTACTTATTTATATATATTTTATAAATTAATTGCTTTATAATCAAGTTTTCAATTTTTTAATAAAAATTTTTATTTTTTATTTTATATAAACAATATTTTTTCTAATTTGTGGTATAATAAAGGCAAGAAGAACTACAATCTATTTAGCGGTAGAGTGAAGTTCATAATTTTAAAAAATATAAATTATTTAAATTTGCGGAACTTTATTTTAAAACCAAGTTCCCAGCCACTTTTACTCTTGCCACGAGTAGAGTGGCTTTTTACGTTTTTGATACATCTACAAACGATATATCCAATTAAACTAGCTATCAAGCTAGCTAATATACTAAGTAAAAAATTGTCCATACTTCCCACCTCCTTTCATTAGGAAGTAGGTTTTATCCCAGTATGAACTCCACTCTATAAATTGTAGATTACATCTTCTTGCTACAATTATTATAACATATAATTCTTACATATTTTACCTATATTTTATCTTCTTCTACTTCTTCTAGCTTCTTTAGCAATCTTTTTTTCTTCTTTTATTTCTTCTTCTACTTTAATATCTATAGAAGCAGCAACAAATGCCCTCTCGAAGTCTGGTAAATCTGTATATTCATGTGGTTTCCATTTGAATTTATGAAGGCAATAATGAGCTACACTAGCATCATAATCGCCTCCTTCAATTAGTTTTTTGCTTCTTCTACTTTATCTTCAAAAGTCCTATCAAAACCATTCACTTCTCCTACCTCACTTGAAAGGTCTGTGTATTCACCAGGAGTTAACATTGTTGTTAATAGTTCCTCTGCTCCCATTACACCATAGCTATTTTGAAGTTCTGCATCATGTAAATCTGGAAATACTACAGTTTCTACACACAGTTTCAAAGTATAAGTATTAAAATCTGTTTCACTAGTGTATTGCCCTGTTGCTTTCCCTTTTTTATTTAGTACAGGTACTCTTATAGTTGAATCTTTTCTTAATTGTCTATCTCTATCTGAATCTATTGCTTTAAGTTCCCATTCGATTGCTTTTCCATCTTCTCCTATAAACCTTTCACTTGCCACATACTTTCTATTCTCTACTTTTATTGCATTTTGACTTAAAAAAGCGTTTAAATCTCCCATATTCTTATTCTACCTCCATCACCAAATATTTTGTTTGTTTTTCTATTGTTGCAACACCAGCTTCATTTATTTCAAATTTTATGATTATTGGCTTTAATGACGAACCATCAATTGTATCTGTTGCTAACTTATCTGAAATATCTATAAGATATTTTCCTGCCTTTTTATACATCTCGCTGACACGTTCTTCCAAAGGTCTTTTATTGCTATAATCAAAAGAAATTGAATCTTTTATCTCATATTTATCCTTAATTTTAATCATCTCCTATTCTTATAAATAAAAAATACACATACATAAATCATAAATGTGTATTTTACTCCATACCATTTGCTATATTAAATTTCTCAACTAATTTCCAATTCTCAAAAGTAAAATCCATATCTTCATCTAAATACTCCCCATCAGCATCAAATTTAGCAATTATGCCTGAGTCCATATTGCAATCTTCCAGTATTATAGTTTGACGACCCACTGAACTTGTTGGGTCTTCATTGGTAATTTGTATATCGAAGTAAATATCCTCACCAGTTTCTTTATACTCATACAACAATTCTCTAAATATAGAGGTATTATAATAAAATGTTGCATTTCCTGAATATTTACTTCCTGTTGATTTATTTCCTTTTGTAGTACTACCTAATATAGGTATCTCACTCTTATTCTTTTCCATTTTAGCTTCTAAGTTAATAGCTTGCATAAAATTATATCTTTTACCTTTTATAGTTACAAAACACTCTGCCTTAGATGCACTTATTGTATCTCTTGCTTTTATTTGTTGTGCCATTATTATTCTCCTTTCTTATTGTTAACTAACTGAAACAGTCATATAAAGCTTACTCATAGCACTAATAACTTTTACAGCATCACTTACTACAACAGTCTTCTTGTCGCTTCCAGGTTCTACAGAAACATCATCAGCTTTGAAATCTTCTATTGCTCTCATATTTTGCAGTTGTTCATGATGCTTAACTACATCATTCCAAAACGAGATACGACCAGATTTATCATTTGGTACTTCACCCAAGTACTTTGTATTAAATAAAGTCGCTATATCATTAGCAATCTGGTCAAGTACTCTAACACTTTGATTACTTGAAAAGTCGTCATTCTTTTCATCTGTAAAACTAACAAAAGTATTTATATCCTCTAATACATGAACTTCATCTCCAACCTTATGAAATATAAACTTACCAGTTTTTAAAGCTTCTTCTAAATGTATTTGAGTGTAATTAACATCTACATCAAATTCACCATCATATCGCTTGTTAGTATTAGATTTATTTATATCGCATCCTGCTATAGCTCCAGTAGTCCAGTAAATTAAGCTAGATTCTAATAATCCAGTATCTTTAATCTTATTTTCAACAGATACTACACCTTCATAATCTGCATCATTCTTTTTATATAATACAGTTTGAAACTTAGCCCCAACTTTGTCTCTCATTCTCTTAGTAAACTCTACAAACAAACTTTTAATCTCTGCTGTTGTAGCCAAACATCCTAGTGCATTAAATGAGTAACTTTCTATCTTATCAAGAAAAGCTTGATACTCTGTTCCTGTCACAGCTTCACCATTAGTTCCATTAGTAAAAGTTAATCCTGCTGTAGCCTCTAATGTTGCTTCCTTCTTCCAAGTGACATAATCATTATCTTGCAGTTCTGTAATAACTTTAGCTATTTGAGTATCAACTTTCTTATTATCTAAAAGTGTTACAACATCAAATTTAGCATTATCATCTATATTTGTTGTTACTATAACTTTTAAGTCATTACCTCTTATACCACTGCATCTAGCTGTAGCAATACTACAACTAGCTTTAACACCTTTATTTAATTTATAGAAATATCCTAGCCTTATATTTTTAAATAAATCTCTCAAACCTTTCAACTTCTCATGTGTATAATCATATCCAAAATACTTAGTTGAATACTTCTCAAAATCATCACTAGTCACTTGAAATACTTCTTCATCAATTCCCCAATCAAGTTCTAAAGGCATTGCAACAATACCTCTATCGCTAAGTGAACTGGTTGCCCTTGTGGCACTTACAAAGTTTATATAGCTACCTGGTAATACTTTATTCTGTGTTACAAATGTTCCTCCACCTAAAGCCATCTAACTCACTCCTTTCATGAATTTATTTATTCTATCCTCTACTTCTGAGAAGGAATATAACTCATTTTCTTTTAAAATTGCATTTAATAAGTCTTTTCTATTTACATACTTCTTAGAATTAACTATCTGCTCCTTAGTAAACTTGTAATCGGTTCCTTTGCTTAATGTCTTACTCAAAATTATCACCTCTCTTCAAACCACCGAATAACTCTACTGTATTCATTTTATCTGCATTATTACTCTTTATAGTGAAGTAGTTATAATCAACAAAGAAGTGAAGAACATTGTCTATAATTTCAAAATTCATATTTGTGCCTCTAACTAAATCTCCATTGATTTCTATATACTCTAATTCTTCCAGTAACATCTCAGCTATCTCATTTATTTCAAAATTCTTAGCTTCTGAACGAGGGAAATAATGTACATCAAAAGAATTTTTCTTTAATTCTCTCCCGCTTGGATATGGTGTCTTGCTTGGATTTAAAGGAACAATAAAAAAACAAGGTTCATTAATACCTTGCTCTACATCCTCACTATAAATTGTATATTTTTCTCCAAATGATTTATCTAACTTTACTGATATTCCATCTATAATATTATTAAGCATCAAATACTCCTTTAAGTAATATTAATAACTTTTTCTCTATAATCTTATCAACTTGGCTTTGTAGTTCCATCTCTGAAATTGTTAAGAAATGTTGTCCTTTAACCCAACCTTTTCCGTCTTTAGTTCTATGCCCGAAATTTACATAACTTGCATATTCAGTCGGATTAACAACCTCTATAATATAATTATTTCCTTGTTTATACACAGGAAGCGACCTAGCATAAGCCACTCCATTCCATCCTTGTCTTAAGAATCCTGTATCAACTGGTGTCCTTCTAATTACTTTTCCTAAGAGTCTTGCTGCTAATTCTCTTGCTGCATCTTTGCAAAACTTATCTAAATCAATCTTTGTAAGCTTCTCCATCTTTTTACAAACTCTTTTAAACTCTCTAAAATCAACACTGCCCCATCTAGCCATTATGCTTTATCCTTAAATAACTCAAGTATTATTTCTTGATGATTTGGATATATAGCTGATTCTCCACTTCTTACATACTCTTTATCATTTATAATAAGTTTTGAACCTGCTTTAATTTCTATATCTGGAGATATAAAGAGTTTAATAGTTTGCTCTAGCTTAGCTAATTTTCCTTCTGTAGCAGAAACTATATTTTTATATGAAAGCTTGCATGGTTGATTTTCTAATACAATCACTTCTTTATTGTTAGTTCGTTTTGTTACAGGGTCTTTGATTGGCTGATACTCAACTATAGTACATTTATATCTATATAACATTTCTATTGCTTTTCTAGTTTTACTTACCATCTTAAGCACCTAAAGGTTAATATCTTATTCTTACCATAAGCAGTAAGATAAGCTATTAAGCTATCAAAGCGTTGTTCTGGTGTTTGAGAGCCACTTCCTATAGCGAAATCTACCTTTGTATCACCTTCTGATATAGACTTTTCTACAGCTTCAAAGTTAATGCTTTCTATATCTAATTGCCCCATATTTTTCTTGGTAAATAAGAACTCTCCAACTATCATATCAGCTTCAATTTCTTTCAATTCAATTGGCATAGTTTTTATATTACAATCTAGTTTAATAATATTTTCTATTTTTTCTCTTACAAAATCTATTAACCACTTATCCCCATCTTTTAATATATATCCAAAACTTTCAAGTCTTTTTTCTATATCATCAATTATATTATTTCCCATAATTTTCACCTACTTTTTAGTAAGTTTATTTTTCTCTTTAAGCTGCTTATTTTCTTCTTCTAAAGACTCAACTTTTGACCTTAAAATATTATTTTCAGCTATTAAATCTTTTACATTTAATGACTTGCCATACCTTACTACCTTACCAGTTTCATCTATCAAATCATATCCCATCTCTAAGAAATCATCTATTTTACACTCTTCTATGGTTAATATTCTATTTAATTTCCTTACTTGTGCCATTATGCTCCAGCTCCTTCAACAACAAATTGTATTGCATCAGCTTTTTTATTTAATATAAATACATCCTCAAAACTTTCTTCAAAGTAGAAGTATTTTCCCTCTGTAACTGCTGTTGGTTCGTCTAACTTAGAGAACTGATAAGAAACAGGTGTAATTATTGCACTTGGGTGAACTAAGGACATAAAGATTTGTTTAGCTCCTGCTCCTACTTTCCATCCAGTTGTAAAATCATATGCAGTTTTCATTAGATTAGATGGTACTTTAATTATTTTAACTGTGTCAATATCAGTTGTTTGACGATTAAGAGAAGTTCCTGCATCCTTTATATTTACTGTTCTTTGTATCTCTTTTGCATTTTTGATAAGTGTATTTACTACTGGAGTAACATACAATATTCTTCCATTTTCAGGTACTCTAGCTTCTGTCATTTTTTCCATTAACTTATCAAATACTTCTAATACGTTTGNTTACCTAATGCGGTCCAATCAGCATATATTTTAGATATACAGTAAGCATCCATCTCTGGAAACTTTTGTTCCTCATTATATACTTTTGTTATATTGCCTATTGAAGCCACATAATTAGTTTGGTTTATATCTGCTGGATGAACCAATGTAGACCATTTCCTTTGATTAGTTAATACCTTAGGTTCCCAAGCATTATCATAGTTTCTTTGAGCTACTGCTATTGTATCTCTGTTTGAATCTACTCTTCCAGTTGTAGATATAGTTGGTATTTCTATTGTTTTAGAACCAGTCCATCTATATCTTCCATTATTTGGTGTTGCATACAAATCCCCGAAGTTTAAAGTATAAGGATATGCTTGTGCTAAAACATTTGAATATTCTTTTGCATAATTTAGTGCTGCCATTTTATTTCCTCCTATTTATTATTATTTTCATGAGGTCTTACCCCAGTAAAATTAAAACCAAAATCATTTATCTTAGGCTCTTGCCCTGGTGTTATAGTATCTATTTTAGGCTCTTCACCTTCTAGTGTTGCATTAAACAAATAATCTTTATCCTGTTTCAAAGGGTTTATTTGCTCTTCAAAAGCTTTTTGTCTATCTTTACTATTTCTTAGTGCTTCTATATCTAAATGAGCTTTTAACGCTATTTCATCCCTACATTTAATAGACTTAAAAGCATCATTTAACCAGTAATTAAAGTCCTTTTCTTCAATTTCTTTTTTGTAGGTTTCTTCCAAAGTTTTCTTATCAGTTTCATAAGTTGTTTTTAGATTCTCTACATCTTCTTTTGTCATACCTCCTTCAAACTTTTTAATAGTTTCATTAGCTGTATTAAGCTGTGTTTCAAGATTTGTATAATCTTCTTGAGTAATTGTAGTCTCTTTTATTTTCTTTTCTATAGACTTTTGTAAAGAAGCTACATCAATCTTGTTATCCTCTATTTTTATTCCTTCTAGCAATTCTTTTAACCAATCCATTTTAAATTTCTCCTTTCATTTTTTACAAAATAAAAGCATCTACTTATTTTTAAGTACATGCTTAGTCATTCCTTATTTATATTTTCGATAGATTCTATTTCATTTTCATAAACTTCAATTCCATAACCATCCCTAGCTATTGATATACTTGCTATTTCTGGTTCATTATCTAAAGCTTGTGTATATCCATCACACTTTCCTCTTATTATTTGCTTATCTACACAAGTTATTTGAACATTTTTCCCTACATATTCCCATAATTTCATTTTATTTTCCCTCCTTATAAAGCTGGTACTATATGTGTTCCAGTTTTGGAATAATGTATCTTAAACTTATTTGTAAGAGTTTTTTCACCCGTAATATTATTAACATTGACCCCTATATTCTTATCAACTTCTATAAGTTCTTTTTTATCCCATTCTCCACTTCGATTAAATTTTATGATTCCATTGCCAGCATGCTTATTCACAAGTTCTTGAGCTTCTTCTTTTGTTATAGTTAAATAGCTTCTTCCTTCTATATAATTATTATGCTCTTTTAAATGTTTTCCTTGTTTCCCATCATGAATATTTAAATTATATTTACCATTTTTAATATCTTCTTTTATGCTATCTATTATAGCACTATTTTTTATTTCTAAGATACTATTATGTTTAACATACTTCTCATACCACTCATTATACTTCATACTAGATGGTACATAATATGTTTTTCCATCTTCTCCTTTTGCTGCTCTGTAACCTTCTTCATCCTCAAACCAAGGAGCTGTTGTTGTCCTACAACGACAATGAAATGGTGGAGCTGTAACTCCAACTTGATAATCCTTCATATCAAATACTTTTCCATCTAACTCTCTACATATATTTGATGTTTTTAAGTCTAGTGTGGCAATAATCTCATACTTCTCTACATCTAAATCATTGAAACAATCTTTTCTTGAAGCTGATGCAAAGAAAGCTGATTCAGTCATTATCAAATTCTTAGCTTGTGATTTAGATACATTAAATCTCTTAGAAAAGTCATTTACTAGGTTCTTTGGATTTTCACCTCTAATAATTGATTGAGTTAGCTTAGTATGTAACTCATTAATTAAAGCAGGTCTATGTTTGCCCCAAATCCTTTCACTAAAATTTAATCCATCACTAGTCCATGGTTTAGAGATAACTTTATTTATTCTATTAGTATCAAGATTCATTAAACTCCAACCAACGTTTACTCCTTGTTGAACATTAAAAGCTGCATGATAATATCCACTTGTATAAATATGTCTCATTAATTTATCAATACCATCAAGTTCATTTCCATAAAGCACTTCCACTTGTTGCTGTATTTGTAACTTTAAAGCTTCAAGTCTTGTTATATGAACTCTTGCACTAGCATTTTCTAACTCTTTCATCCACTTTTGATTTATAGCATTTTCTTTACCATGTCTAATATATTCTTCGACACTCCATTTAAACTCTTCTAGTTCTCTTGTATTTAGTAGTTTCTTAGCTTCTAATAAAGATATTCCTTCATTTTTGGCAAATCTGTTGTACCATGCTAATATATCTTTTTCTATACTATTCATAGCTAGTTTATATTGCTTTTCTAATTCAAGATAATATTTTACACTTTTGTTATTTTGAGCTTCTTCTAATTGTTCAAATCTCTTCCTCCAATAATCTTTATGTTTCATCTATAACACCATCTTGATTATTAGGAATTAAATCATCATACTCTTTTTGAGTATCTTCCTGTTTTTTAAGTCTCTCAAGTTCGTCATTTACATCCTCGACCCAAGGATGGTTAGAAACAATAGTTTCATCTGATACAATTCCAGTTGATTTAGCTGCCATATCTATCTTTTCAGCTTCATTTATTATCATAGAGTGATTAAAAGTAATTTGAACTGTTTTATAATCATAGCTCTTACTACCACTTATCTTTAAATACTCACACACAAACCATAAAAGCTCTCTAATTGCTTTTTTAAACTTCTTTTCAGTCTTAGAACATTTAAGGTCCAGTAATGAATATAAAAATTTAAGTGCTACACCCGATTTGTCACCTGTGTTTTGAGATTCTGGATTAACTCCTTGACCAAAGATAATTATATTCTTTTCTAATCTATCAAGAAGCTCCTTTTTAGCTTCAACTGGTATATTTATCTCTAGTTTATCAACTCCACCTCCACCATCTACTTTAATTGATTTATAGTATCTTATATTATCTATAAACTCTTGTAGACTTGTTCCTGGATATTCTTTTAATACATAAATAACCTCTTGTATTTCATCTAAGTTATCTGCTAGTGTAGAAATATTATTGTCATATATATCTATTAATGATTTATAGAAAGTTAAATCTGAGACACACTTTTCATTATTTTTAAAAGATATAAATGGAACTTTACCCCATCCCTGTTCTTTGTTATTTATTCTAAAATGACCTTCTTGTATATCAGTCATTTTTCCATATTCATCATATAAAAATTCTTGAANTCATTTTCTGTGTAGTACTCAACTCTTTTTATTTTATTTCCATCTATATCTTCAATATAATAAAACCTAATAAATGCAACTAATTCCCTCTGTCTTTTACTATCCCAAATAGGAATTGCTTCTTCAGCTGGAATTATTACATATTTAAACTCACCTTTTCTATTAATATATGGATGTAACCATTCAACCCCTTTATTACTAGCATTGAGATATAGTTCTGTTATTGTATCGTCAAACTCTTCTCCTAGTAAGTCATTTAAAAGCTTAGTGAGATTATCATCATCTGCATTAAATACTATGGGATTTCCGACACTATAGCCTACCTTTTGGTCAACTAAAAGCTTATGGTAGTTGTTAATTGCTTTATTATTAACTTTAGTAAAATCATCAACCTTAGCTCCATCTAAGAGATAATATCTTCTCTTATTGTTTACATCAGTATTACCATAATAGTATTCTTCTCCTTGTTTATATTTTTCTGGCCTATGTTTTAAGATGTAGTGTTCTATGACTTTTACTAGGTTAAAGGTGCTCTCTTTTTTTAACTGAACTTTTATTAAATCTGTTTCACTTATATAAATATTTAACACCTCCTTTACTTTAAGAAGCTTATTCCATTATTTTTAAGCTTATTATCTATAGAATATCTAAGAGCAGCCATTGCATCATCCATAAACTCAACTGGTTCATCAAGATATAATCCAGTTCTTTCGTCTTGTTTCCATTTCCATTGTTGTATTTCTTTTATGGTATTAGTGCAACTAGGATGTACATGTATTCTTAATTGTTTCAAATAATCTATTTGAGCTTTAACACTTCCTGGCCCTTTTTTAACTCCTTTAGCTTTATATCCTGCATTCTTCCACATCTTAATTCTATCTGGTTCAGCACTATCACAGTACATAAATAGAGTCTTTTCTAAACCTATACTATTTGCAATCTTTATGATTTCTGAGGTATCCATTTCATGTACATATATTTCGTTACATATATATAACTCTCCATCCTTAAAGCCAATTCTAAGTACTACATTTGCATGGTTAAATCCAAAGTCTTGTGATAACCTCATATTGTCAAAATACTCAGATTCTGTAGGAAATTCATGTATAACATAATTTTTAAGTATTGCTCCACCAGTTTCTCCCCATTCTCCAAGACCATAGACTTTGTACCCTTCTGGGTCTTGCTCTTTTCTCATTTGCATTCTTCTGTAGTAAGCTTCATCTATGAATCTATTTTGTAGATAAGTACTATGATGAGTAAATATATCATCATTTTTATAGTCAAAATACTTTCTTTTTATCCAATGAGTAGCTGAGACTGGATTAAATGTAAATGTCATTTGATAGTATAGGTTAGGATTAGTTAAAATACCTCTTAAACGGTCATCTAGTATGTCTATGTCACTTTCCATAAGTTCTGTAGCTTCTTCACACCAAACCCATGTTAATTTTCCTTTCGAGAAGTTAATTGATTTTAATTTTTCTCTTTGTTTTGCATCATTAACTCCTCTGAAAATTATAGAGTTACCAGTAACTTTACTCTTAATTTCTAAAGGATTTAAAGTAGTTTTCCAATACTTATCAGCTTGTTTACCATAAATACGATTTATAGCTCCTGTAAGCTCTGCATACGTTGAATACTTATGTGTAGCTTCTGACTTTCTAACTACTAATAGATTAGCTCCTTGATACTTCTTATCTCCTAACTTTAGTATATAGTCTTGTGCTACATTAACAGATTTTCCACTCCCTGCTGAACCTTTCATTGCTCTGTATCTTTTTTTAGTAAAATTAGCTTCCTTGAAATCTGGATTAAAATTTACTCTAACTATCATTTCTATCACCATAATCTACACTTATTTTCAACTCATCATCTCCAATATCATCTTTACTTAGGTTATCAACTTCACATTTCAACTTCTCAACTCTTGTTTTCTGCTCCTCTGTAGCCAAATTCCAATCCTTATGAATCATTTCATCATACTGTTTAATTAAACTTCTAAGTTCACTCATAGCTCTACTCTGTGCATTAAGAAAAGATGCTTGCCTATCCCATGCAAATTGAAATTCATACTCTATCTTCTCACCATTTTCTGTGCTTTCATGTTTCTTTAACTCCTTAATCATTTCTTCCTTGTCTTTAACATACATTATCTTTTGTGCTCTTATTATTGCTGCATATTGAATTGTTATCTGTTCCCAAAGAATATCAAATTTATCTTTTATAGATATTTCTTGTATTAATTCCCTAGTTTCTTCAGGTAGATATTTTGAGAAGAAACCAAACTTTTCAGCATTTTTATTTCCAGGAGGACCAGTGGCATTTTTATTACCTATGGGTGCACCTCTTTTATTTTTAGGTGCACCCTTCTTTTTCTCACTAGCCCAATTGTATCTTTTTATCCATGACTTTAAAGTGTTTAAACTAATGTCATACTTTGCTGATATTTCCTTTTGTTTCATACCTTTTATGTAATCTTGTTTTACCTTTTCTTTGACATCTTGCACATCACCACCTCGTTTGTTTGTCGTTTTGGGAATTAAAAAAGACCCTCCATCAAGACAGTCCCTTAAATCATTTCTATTAATTCCTTAATCTTTTTATATACCTCTTTATAATTCATATCTTTATCTATTAACTTAGGTAATTTCATAGATATAATTCTTTCAAGTGCTTGTATATCAAATAGTTCGCTTTGATTTAACTCATCTCTTTTCACACCTTTTGGAATACCTAATTTTTTTCTTACAAGTTCAGTAAAATGTTTATAATACATCTGAGGTTTATTGCTACCTTGACTAGTAGCATAATATACAAACTCTTGTATTTCATCTGTAAAATCTTTTCTTACTTTTTTGCCTTCTGTCCTTATATCCAGCCATTCCTGGTCTTTTTCTGTAGCAATATAATAACCATGTATTCTAATTTGTTTAAGTGTTTTTGTAACCCATTTTGTAAATAACTTTGCTTCTGGTTTATTACTTCTAAATGACATATTGTACACAGCTTCTTCTGTAACAAAAGTAGTACCGAAGTTAGGCAATTTATCTTTAAAGTTTCTAGTGTAGGAATCTCCGACAGTAGACTCATTAAATTTCTTTTTATATTCTCTATCTATATTTCTTAATGTATCACGAATATTTACTATGCCTAGTTCCTCTCCTACGTCATTTGCATTAAACCAAACTTCTTCTCCATTTTTGGACCACATTACTTTTACATTTTTCTCTTGTAAAATTTTCAACATACTACTACCTCCTGTTTTTATTTTCGACCCCTCAATTTGAGCCATCGAAAATATTAAATATTCGACTTTAGACATGCATGACATGCATATCTGAATAGTGCATGCCGTGCATTTTTAATAAATTTTTGTATTAAAAAAGACCTAGAAGTTAATCTAAGCCTTTTTAATGGGGGATACATATTATTAAAGGGAGCAAGTTCCAGGAATCGAACCTAGATTAAACCAGTACTTGCATGGTGAGTGAGGTTACCAAGCCCCACTCGGTTTTTAGTCTTTGAATTAAGATACAAAATTGTATGAGATTTTAATCTCAATTCATATACTATTTTTTAGTGTATCCGTAGATTAATTGAAATAGAAAAACTAAAGATTGAACATAGTTAGAATTGAACTAACAGCATCCTCATGCCCTGCCTAGTCTGTTCATAGTGACTAGGGCAATCCCTTAACCCTAGTCAAATATTAAGTTTTGAGAGGGAAATCTTTATTTCCACAATACTATTATCTCATGCTTTTTTAATCAAAACGGGGAGAAAGTAGGGAATAAAGTGGGAATTTCTGGGGAAAAACTGGGGAATTTTCTAATTTTTAAATAATGGGAGTTCATTTTCCTTAATTCTTGGATAAAGCATATCCATAACTTTATACACTAATCTTTCCCTTACACATCTACATGTTTTCCTATCTGAGTTCATTTCTAAGGATATATAAACCATACTATTTTTCATTCTGCTATTATAAAACAGTTTAAAAAAATGTTCTTCTCTTATATCTAAGCATGTAAGTGCATTTTCTATTTTCTTCTTTTCTATTTCTTTATCTTTTTTCAGTTTTTTTAATCTAGCAATATCTCTTTCTTTTTTTATAATCTCATTCTCAACAGTTGAATTAAAAGCATATGTTGGACTTACTTTTTCACCATACCCGATAGCCTTACAACCAAATATTTCATTTTCTCTACTTTCTATATCTAATTCAAGATTTTTAATTTCTGCACTTAAAAATTTATAATGATGTAGTCTACCTTCTACTTTTTTAAATAGTTCTTTTTTATTAATATTATTATCCATACTTTCACACTCCTGTTTATGTTATAATAATCTTGGATAAAAGCTTTATATTTTTGACAAGTGGAGTGTGAAAGCACTCCTTTTCTCTTTTAATTAACTATTGCAGGTTTTCCCCTTTAAAGGAGAAAAATCTATTCCTGTCTTAACTCACAATTGATAATTGACTATTCAAAAGTCTTATTTCTTCTTCAAACACTATAGGTAACTTATAACTATTTACAATCTCTAATACTTTATCTAATTGACAACGCTTTATAGCCTTATAACTATCTACTCCAAATTCTCGTTTAATCTGATGGTATATATCACTATAAACTTTACCTCTTAAAGATTTATTTTTATAAGCCTTACTTCCATGTCCACCAAGTGATTTTGTTGCTACTCTCTTAACCTCTTTAACAATACACTCACACTCGATATTGAATAATGGTGCATCATCCATAAAGTTCTCTAACTTCTCATTAACATTCTCTATTTTAGTTTCTAAGACTTCTTGTTTCTTATCTAGCATAAATATAGCTTGTAACTCCTTTGATGCACTTAAAAGAGGATTATTTAGTTCTTTTCTCATAGAGAAATATCCATCAACTAACTTCTCATATAATTCCCAAGCTATATCATCTTCTAATATTTTTAATAATTTTGCATAACCTCTTTCAGATAATATATAAATCCCAGATAATAACCCTTTGTTTTTTAACCCTCTATAAGAATTAATTGATTGTTGAGTAAATCCTAATTCTTTTATTTTGGTATCGTCCAAACCGACACCTAACAAATCTAATATATCTTTTCCATCTTTAAATCTTTTTCTATTCTTATTTATAAGCTCATTAATCTGTCTAGATTCTCTATTATGTATCTCAGCTATATCTTTTACTAGCATTGCTTTCTTATGTTCTCCAAATCCACCCTCAATGTTATGAAATTTCATTCCCTCGATTTCTAAAGTTCCAAGTACTGTTATTTCTTTATTTATATTTTCATTCATAATTTATCTCTCCTTTACCATTTGATATATTCTCTATTCAGCTTTTTCACATTTTTATGAAAAACTGAGTACCTAATCTAACGAACGGATTTTTCCGTTGGTTAAATAACATCTTCTAATATAACCTCAACTCTTGGTTTATCACTGTAATATTTACTAGCTACAACCTCAACAATCTGCGTATCATCTTTATAAGCTATCTCATTGAGTGAATCAGCTATAATCTTGACCACATTATCAATATCTGGTTTTTTATTGGGTCTTAACACATTATTTCTTTTCTGCTCTTTAATCTTTTTACTGTTACTTTTTGCTATAGAGTAATAACATCTTAAAGTCATTTTTATGTATCCAGTAAAATAATGTCTAACTTTAGATTGATATAACCATTTTATTAATTCTTCATAGTCCTTAGTTTTCTGTGGTGTATAGGTCCTTTTAGTAGCCAAGTTAAATCTAGGTCTTTCTTTACCAACTGGTTCTCCATCTATTACAAGAAAAACTTTCATTTTTTCACCTTCTTAGCCTTCTTCCTACATTCTTTACAACAATAAACATCCTTAGATTTTTCTTCAAGATAAAATAACTTACCACACCAACTGCATCTTCTTCGTTTCATAAGCTCACTTCCTATTTAGCGTAAATCTTCTAGCTCTAAGTGAGAGTTTATTTTTGTTAGTTCTTCTTCTAGAGCTTCCAAACACTTATTTTTATTTTTTAAAATACTATTTGTAGAACGGCATTTTACTGTAATACCAGTTGGAATATGAGTAACTTCAACAGAATAATCTTTACTTTTCACCATTTTCAAATCTTTAGGATGTATAGTATATCCATTTTCTAATTCATATAGCTCATTTTTACCTTCAAGATAGCTTTCGCATTCTTTGAAGTTATTAATTTCAATTCTTTCAAGCATACACATATCTTCAAAGTAGTTTTTACAATTATAATTTTCACAATATATATTAGCCATTTAACACACTCCTTTTATAAGTCAAAGTAAGTCTATAACATTCTAGTTTCATTCACAAACTTACCTTGACTATTTTATTCTATTTACTTCTTAATTTCTTATAGTTCTCTTCACATACTTTATCCATATTTTCTTTGTATTTGCATCCTATACACACATTACAAGTTATAAGGTTATTGCTAATTACAAAGTCATAGTTGACACATCTTTCATCACACTTTTTATGAATTAATCTTTTTTTCATTTTAATTCTTTTATTCATATTTAACCCTCCCTTAGCTTCTCAATTATCTCAATTTCATCATCTGAAAATACCATACAGGCTTCCCCATCACAATTACCATTTTCCCAATCTTTTTTAAATCGTTCATATTCATTTATATAACATCCAGTATATTCATCCTGCTCTAAAAGATAATGTGCTTCCATTATTATTTTTCTATCTTCTTCATTGTAATTAGCTAGACAATATTCATCTCCAAATTTAACTACTATTACTTTTAAATCATCAATCAAGTTATAGTATTTCAGAGTATTTTTTAATCCTTTTTCTGAATACTCAAAGTCTACGCTTTGATTTCTTACCTGCTCCAATGTTCTTTTAGTCTTTATTTTCACTTTATAGATGTTAAACATAATTTACAATCTCCTTCTCCAGCCAATTTTTATTATTTAATATTTAGGAAATTCTCCATAAGTCGTAGCAAGACATTCAATTCTCCACTCTGGTATAACCCATGTTGTATCGTTATCACCTACATATGCTTTTACTTTATAAAGCGGGGTATTTCTTTTTCTAAATTTCGTACTATAACATTTTTCTAAAATTTCACAACCAACCATTCTGTTATAGTAACAGTTTATTTGATGATATATAATCTTTTCCCCTACAGAATATTTATATTTTAGATTATTTATAGATTTTTTATATATGCGATTTTTCACATAATTTGCTAATATACAAATAATTATTAGCAGTATAGTCAATAAAAAAATCTTCATAAGTTATTCCTCCTAACTAGTTTAAATTTACATCCTCTTATTATTTACTTCTCCTTCTCTAGCCAATAGTCACATGAGTACCTACTTTTCCTCATAAAATGTTACATTCTTAATAACTATATCTATAGACCCATTTTGATTTTGTCTTACTGTATATTTCATTGGGTCCTCAAAATCAGTTAAGTTACCTTTTATTTCAAAGCCATTGTCAGTTTTTATATTTCTCTTTTTAAGCTTTTTATCAACCCATTTTTTATCTATACTAAATCCTTCAACAAGACCTTTTTCTTCCATATGTTCTTTAAAACTATCTTTTAACTTATCATCTTTAATTGTTTTATCAACAAAATCATTTATATCAATTTCATGCTTTTCTCTCAAAGTATAATTTAATATACTTCTTACATCCTCTGCTTGTTTTATATCATTACTAAGAGCATTAGTTATCCAATTCTCAGCTGTATTTTTGAACTTCTTAGTCTTATACTTATCATCTTTTATCTTAGTGGCATTTAAGAACTCTGTAACAAACTTAGAATTAGCTTCTTCCTTCTCTGCATCCTTGTCTAAAACCCTAAGATGATATTTGTCATTCATTCCACTCAATCCAACCAAAGCAGCAATTTTAACCGTCTTAGTCTCTTGTATATTAATTTCATTTTTAGACATCTGTATATTAAATTTATCATCTTTAAACTCAATTGAATGAGTATACGAATTATTGTAATCAAGCTTTAATATAGCAACTTTCTTTTCATCTTTTTGAGAGTATAAACAAATTGCTAAGTCGCAAGATTCTAATGTAGCATTCAATTTCATAACATCAAATAAATAAGCTGCAATCTCTTTAGAGTTATTTAAAAATGAACTTTCATCATAAATAATTTGTTCACAACACTTCTTAATTAGATTGTTACTATAGTTATTAAATACTGCTGTTCTGATGTCATTATCTCTTGATACTTTGCTTATTTTCTTTTGAAAAAATAGGACCATATCTTGATTAACCCTACCTTCAAAATCATTCAATATTGGTGTATCACTATTCTTATCTAAAACATGTATTATAAATTTGTGTATTATCATAATTCCACCCCTTATAAATTTTCAAAACGTTCTATAATCTTCTCGCTTATAGTATTTTTTATAACTTCATCTACCTTATCTATAGTTATTAGTACTATATTTTCATCTTTAGCCAATGCCTTTGCTTTCTTTCTTAAAGCTTCTTTACTTCCATATGTATAATGTATTTTTCTATTTTCTAACGATAATCCTATTTGCCATCTTAATATATATTCATACATTTATCCCACCCCTTATTTTCATTTTTGAGAGTTACAAAACACTTCAAAAATATTCATACTAAAAGACATTTTGCAACTTTTAGCCCATTCTTTTTGCTATTTCATATACAACATTTGCAGTAACAGCATTTCCTGCTTGCTTGTACAGTTGACTATCTGAGCATACACTTGCTGCTCTTTCGTAATATTTATCCGGAAATCCTTGCAACCTAAAGCATTCCTTTGGTGTTAACCTTCTTATATCTCCATTTTTCAAAATTCCATGTTTATCTTGAGCTGTCAATGTGAACATTGTTTCTCCGCTTTCTTTAATTCTACGACCATTTTGTCTTTTATTTACCCTATCGGGCGTTAAAACTGCATTAACTAAAACTCCACTATTATCACAATTTCTATTTGTCACACCTGCATTATATTTTGCTTTAAGGCATCTAGCATTTATTGTTACTTTAGAGTTTTTATTTAAGTCTATAAAGTATAGACCTGTTTTAGCACCTCCACCTCCTGCCTGACTTCTAATACATCTAGCAATTCCAACTGCATCATAAATTCTATTTGTACTATGAGTTGGATTATTTAGTTGCTCAAGATTTTTTCTACTTTTTCTTTCGATAGGAAATACTTTTCGTGTACTTCGTCCTCTAAAATGTCCAACAATGAATATTCGTTCTCTATTTTGGGGTACTCCGAAGTTTTTAGAATTAAGAACTTGCCACTCTGCATCATAGCCGATTTCATCCAGTTCAACGAGAACTTTGAGGAAATCAAATCCTCCATTAACACTAAGTAGATTTTTAACGTTTTCAATAAGTAAATACTTGGGTCTATCTTCTTCTTTGAGTTCTCTAATAAGTTTTGTAACTGTAAAAAATAAACTTGAACGTTCTCCTCTGAATCCAAATTGTTTCCCTGCAACAGAAATGTCTTGACATGGGAATCCAAAACACCAGACATCTGCTCTTGGGATATTTTCTGTTCTAATTTCTCTAATATCTCTTTCAAACCATTCATCCTCCTTCGGTTTGTGCATGGCATTATAACTTAAATTTGCGAATTTATCATATTCGCAATGTCCCAAACATTTATGTCCTGCTTTTTCCATCCCTAGCCTAAAGCCACCTATCCCTGCGAATAAATCTAAAAATGTAAGCAATACAACGCCTCCTTATTTTCATTTTTGAGAGTTACAAAACATCTCAATGATAATTTTATTAAAAAACATTTTGCAACTCTCTAAACTGTTTTAATTAGATATTTCTTCTATTCAAATATAAGTTCTTCGCTATCAAGCCACTTTTTAATACCATCTTCACAATCATATTCAATATCATCAATCTTACAGTCATAAATACAACATTCGCATATCTTTTTATCATGTAAAAAATCTATTAATCTATTGATGAATAGTAACTCTTTCTCTTGTAACTTTTCTTTAAGGCTTTTATTTTCTTCTCTTAACACACTAATTTCATTAAAAACATCTAAAAGTACTTTTGAATCAGCTTCATCATTTTCATTTAAATTCAATCTATACTCATAAACTCTACCAGCTATAAAACTTCCTATTACTAATATCACACTAGCTAAGATATTCACTTTTAACCATCTCCTCATATTCTTCTCTAGCCTTATCTATAGCAATAAATATATCCTCTCCATTATCATATAACTCTTTTGCTCTTTTAATTGTGTATTCAGTCCTTGAAACTTCCATTATTCCTCCTCAATATATTCAGCTTTCCAGCCACTTCTTGTTTTAGTTTTCTTTTTAATTGTTTGGTAAACTGCCTGACTCTGTAGTCTTAAAAAACATGCTGCACTATCTATAGAATCAAATATTTTTTCTTCACCAGTTTTGGCATTAATCAACTTTACCTTTGAACCTTTCTTTTTCTTTTTTCTATTTTTATCAACATTAAACTCTATTAACATTTTTTCACATGTTGGAAATATAAGTTCTCCATTTTTTCTTACTCCGTGAACACAACAATATAGTGCTAAGTAATTTCTACATGTAGGGTCATCATCTATGATATTTGTTCCTAAAGAACCACTAAAATATTTTTCAACCTTTAACATTTCAGTAACCTCCCTATTTAACTGGCATTTGAAATATTCTATTTCTATAACTTCTAACCTTATAACTGTCTATAGAATCTGTTCTAGTTCCACCTTCAATAAATCTTTGTATATTATCCAGCACTTGTATAGCCCTTTTTTCATCCTCATACTCACCTATCTTTTTAAAGTTATCCATATCTCCAAACATTGCATATACACATTCTTTATCAACATTTATCCAATCAGCTTTTACTAAATCAGTTTTATCTTGACTTCTAATTATTATCATTCCTAATACCCCCATCATCATTTTTCCTGTTATAATTTTTAAGACTTTCCGCATTTCAAGCCACAATATATCTCTCAATAAAGAATCCCATCCAGATATTATTGTAAAAGTCCCTTCATATTTTACTCTCTCAAACAGATTGTCTATTTCTGTACCCTCGAATGTTACTTCTTCAGCTCTTGTATCATTTATCTCAAAACTTCCCTTATCGCATTCTAAGAACACTTTCTCACACTCATATTTCACTCTTAAACCTCCAATATTTTTTAACTCCTAGGAAGTAATATTGCATAATTACTCCCTAGATTATTTAACTTAATTAAAAAGGTATATCGTCATCATCTATTGCTTGAAAACCTTGTGGGTCTAATCCTGGTGGTACATATTCTTGTTTAGCATTATTATCATTTTTACTAGAAAGTAGTTCTAAAGCATTTACATTAACCTTAGTAATAGATTTCCAGCAACCATTTTCATCTTTGTAATTATATATATTTAACTCTCCAACAGCATATATAGGCTTACCTTTAACAAGATATTGCACTAAATTCTCTACATGTTTTCCTAATTGCTCGCATTGAATAAAATCAGTTATTTTATTTCCATTTTTATCTTTAAACCTTCTATCTACTGCCATTGAAAAGGTTATTTTTGGAGTACCTGAATTTGGAAGGTACTTCAATTCTGCATCTGCAACTAATCTTCCAACTAAAGTTATTGTATTCATTTAACTAGCCCCCTTCTATTTTTCTTCCTGTTCTTCTGTATACTCAACAAAGTAAGTATAAGTTGTCTTGCTATTTTGCTTCTCTCTAGCAACCTTTACTGTATATCCAGCTTTCCCAAGTAATCTTAATAACTCCAATCTATCTTGTTCATTTAAAGAACCACTTCTTTGTGCATATATTCTCGCCATTTTATACCTCCCCTTTTCTAGGAAGCAATATATTGATATTTACTTCCTAGAAGTTTAATTTTATTTAAATTTTTCCTTCTGACTCTTTTTAATAATCTCATCTAGCTCTTTTTCTTCATATTGAGTGAAAGTCTGATTGAAGTTAGCAAACTTATTTTTATTCACATTATGAGTATTCACAGTTTTACTATTAGACTGCTTCTTTTCCTGCTTACTCTTTTTCTTTCTTTCAAATTCATTCTGATATTCTGTAAGTTCTAAAACAGTTTTTACACCTGCTTCTATCCAATTATTTAAGATTGTCTTTACATACTTATAATTCTTAACTCCACTGCCTACAGCTTCATCAACAGCTCTTATTATTACATCAGCTTCCATTCCATCATCTAAGTAACTCATTAACTCTATAAAGTTATTAGGAGTAATCACACCTATATATTTTTCAAAGTATTTTTTTATATAGGTGGTTTTGTCTTTATTGGATTGTTCATTAATAACAATAGTAGTAATATCATTATTTACTTTAAAGTCATTACTTACTACTTCCGTGTTTTCCGGTTTCCGAGAAACCCGGTTTCCGGGAAATCCGGTTTCCGGGAAATCAGTTTTTCGGGATTTTAGCTTCTGAGGATTTTCAAGTGGTATCTCATATACTTCATAATCATACCCTCCAAGCATTTTATTAGTATTAGAATCTCTACAAGGTTTTCTTGTTATATATCCATTTTCTATAAGTTCTTTTAAAATATTTGCTGTAGCATCTCTTCCATTTTTACTTCTCTTGCAAAGGTCATTAACATAGATTTTCCAGTGGTCGGGCTTACTAATCAGATATGAATGTAAACCTTTTGCTTGCCAGCTTAATTTTACATCTTCCAAACAAGTTTTATTTAAAACTACATATGGATTATCTTTGTCTTTGCTTACTCTTATAATCCCCAATACTATCACCTACTCTTGTTTTTGCTTCTCTAAAATGCTCTTATATCCATTTAAAACTTTCTCATACTCTTGCTTAGTCAAATCTACTGCTAACTTTCCAAACTTCTTATATACTTCACTATCAACTCTATTTTTATCTTTTTCTATAGATTCTCCTAGCGAATATAGTGTATTTAATTCACTCTCATTAACTTCTTTTTTTTTCTGCTCATTTCCATGTTTATTTGTTGCATCACTATCTTTTGTATCATCAATACAAAATAATCCATTTAAAGCGTACTTTCTTGCATAACTTGATACACTTCCAGTTACTTGTGCTAAATCCATACCTTTTTTAGTTTCATCTTCTCTAGCTAATGCCTTTGTAGATACTTTCTCTCCTGTTTCTGCATCTATTAAAGTTGCTGTAGCTTCTACATAAAATCTATTTCCTATCTGAACAATATTATCATCCAATATAACTAATGCTTTTTCTTCCTTTAGAATAGGTTTTAAACCTTCTAGTATATCCTCACAACTCCTATAGTTGTATTTACCAAAGCTATTAAATTGACTTTTAGGAGCTTTTAAAGTACTCTGTATATTTACAAGTTTTATATAAACATTATTAGTTTCCATGGTCCTCACCTACTCTTTTTTAGCTTTTGGAATTGTTAGTGTAGTTCCATATTCAATCCTGCAACCTTCAACCTCATGACCTTTTTTAATAAAGTCTTTAATGATATTCTTATCTACTTTTACAACTTGCTCTACTGTTTTATATATAGCAGGTATCTTTTCTTCATCTTCTATGACTAAGCTACCTGCTGACTTTCTTATACTTATATTTCCTAAAACTGTTTCTACTTTTTTAGTACCAAGTAATTCCATACAGTCTTTTATATTGCTTTTTAATCTATCAAGAGTATTCTTTTTGACCCTTTTTAACTCTTGCAGTCTTTTAATCTCTGAATCTATAGAGTTTATATCACTGTCAATGTTTAATATTACTGAAACTATCCTAGTGTTTTTATTTTGTATCTCTTGTTTTATTATTTCTTTTATTTCCTCTAGTTTTTCAGTTTCATTTCCTGTTGTTTCTGTTAAACCTTCTTCTATTTCTAATAAATCTGTAGTTAATTCATATAAAGTACTCATAATTTCCCTCCGTTTGTGCTATAATTAGCTTAATTAAATTTTGATATATTTATTTGAATTGAGCCACGGCAATGGCTCTTTTCTTATATCTGAACATCTATAGGTTTATCTCTTTCAAGTTCTTCTAAAATTAATTGAAATATCTTGTAATCCTCACTTTCTTCATGTTCCTTTGATTTAATCTCTAAATTTATACCACCTAAAATATTTTCAATAGCATATTTTACTCTTTCCCATGCAACTTTTTCTCTTAGATATTCTCTCATGTGTATATCATCTATTAAACCTCTATCCTTATTTTCAAGTTCCTCATAAAGTTTGCTATTTTTGTTTATCTCTAATTCAGCTAAAACTAATTGTTTTTGAACCATTTTTTTTATTCTTTTTAAACTTTCCATAATTAATCCCCCTTAATTTAATCTCTATTTTGAACTAATCCTACTAAACATATTGCAAATAAACCTACCATTATTAAAGCAGCCATTTTATTTCCTCCTAAGATAAAATTTTAATCTCATAATCACCATCTTGAATATCTTCTGTTATTAAGGCTTGATACTCCATACAGCCTCTACCTTCATCAAAGTATGCTAAATTTAATTCTTTTTCTGTTGCTACTACTACTATACAATCAATTTCAAAACCAAATCTTTTGCAATTTACTTTTACTGCATTTCCTACTTTAATTGTTTGTAAATCAAATTCTTTTACCAATTCAACCATTATTTGACCTCCTTATTTTCTATTTCTTTTATGTAATCCCAAAGTATGTGTAATATAAGTGAGTTCATTGAACTACCTTCTATTGATGCTCTATTTTTAATTTTTTCAAGCAATGGTGCTGGTAATCTAAATGTAAATCTAACTCTTTCATTTGTCATATATTTGACGTCAACTCCCTTCTTGTTTTAATAATACCATGTCATATATTTGACGTCAAGCATTTTTGTTGACTTTTCTTTTATATTATTTTATTATTAAAGTGTCATAAAGACGTCAAATTTTATGTGAGGAATGATAAATATGTCTAATAAAGATATTTATACTCGTGAAGAGGATAAAAGATTTACACTAAGAATTAATAAACTTCTTTTTGAGAAAATCGAACAACTTGCTCAAAAAGATAAGCGTTCTATAGGTAGAGAAATTGAATTTATTCTTGAGAAATATTTTGAAGATAATCCTTTAGAATAAAAACTATCATATCTTTTAATGTATATCCTTTAACTTTTGCCTGTTTTAGAAGCTTGTCTTTAAGTTCTCTAGGCAGGCGTATTGTTGCTTGTTCTATTTCCATCTAATCACCTTTTTCTTTAATTATTTATAGCTTATTTTATTTTTAAATGTGCTGGTAAATACAAGTTAACTAACTCTATATCTCTTGTTAAAACACTTCTTTTTATTTTCTTCTCTTTATTAAACTTCTTACTACCTCTCTGCTCATCATAGTATGTAATTCTAAATAACTTTTTGTCTTGTTCTACTTTGTAAACTTTGTTTTTATAAATTATTTTCAATTTATCTCTCCTATCTTATTTTTAATTTAAGTCTGTTGCTGAGAAATTTCCTTTTTAAACTTATAGTTGCAATCTTTTCTCCATCTTTTAGTAAAACAAGCTTGTTTCTGTATGTTACTAGTTCCAATTAAATCACCCCCTCTCTAAGTTCTTTCATTTCTCTAAGCATTTCTTTGATGTTTTTTCCTTGATTCCTAGTTATAAAATCATCTAATTCATAACTAGAAACTTTAGTTGCCCCTATATCAACTGACTTCAAAAGTCCATTTTTTATTAACTCATATCCAAATACTTTATCTATTTTCAATCTTTTACTTGCTTCTTCAACAGACATAAGATAATCGGGATAACCTTTACTTATAACAATTGTTAATTCTTTTGGTTCCAACAATTCTATTTTCGAAGTTTCATTTAAGTATTTTGAGATTTTATTTTTATAGTTGTTTAAATTCATTTCTACAACTTTACGAATACCTTCTGAAAAACAAATTGATATATTATCCAGGTCATTAAAACTTTTATCTTCTTGTTTATCTAAATTAAAGTTAGATATATTACCCAATTTCTTCACCACCATTTCAAGAATATTCTGTATTTATTATTTATCAAGAAAGTTATAAAATAGAGCATCAAGCATACATAACAAATGACTATCTTTATCTATTGTCAATACTGCCTCTTCTTTTATGTAAAACTTAATTAAATCTTCATCTAAACAATGCGTTATACAAGAATTGTCCTCACCACTTATTAACATTCCAACTTCTTTTAACACACCTTGTTTATTTTTAATTTGAACCTCTGCTATTTCATCAAGAGTATTTTTTATACCATAAAATATGTCTTCGCTCATTGTAACTACCTCCATAATCTTTAATTTTCAAAGTACTTTCAATTTTAGCCTAATAAAGTTATTTGATATTCTTTTTCTTTTACCAGTCCATCCTTTATAAGTAATAATCTAAATGCTTCTCTTCCTTTTGGATTTATTAATGTTTGAGTATCTGAATGTCCGTATGGTGTTGTAAATTCTTTCAGTTCAAAATACTGCATCTTGTTAGAGTAAGGTTTTATTTTGCCTTTTAAATCTCTGTAACAATATTTCTTCTCTATTAACCATAAAACAAATGTTTTTTCTTTGACTCCAAGTTCTTTTGCTGTATCTCTTATATTAGTTAGCAAGTTTCTTTCTACTAGAGCATCAAAGTAATCTGCTTTTGGTTTCATTACTTGATTTTCTAATTGTAATTGCTCTTTTTCTTCAACTTCGATTAATAACTGTTGCAGTGCTTCTTTATATGTAGTTGGTAATTTAGGTTGTTGTTCTTTTAACTCTCGCTCCATTTCTTCAAACTTAGTTACATAAATCGCTGTAAATATAATTCCCTTTTCACCTGTCATTTTATTAGCTACCATGTCACAACCTTTTTTAGTTAATAAGTAGCAAGGTTGAATTTTATTTTGAGTATTTATATAAGTACTTTCTATGAAGAAATCTTGACTCTTCAAATTTGATGAGTCCTCTAAAATCTTCTTGTATCCTCTTATATCTCTTAATAAATTATCGTGCTTCTTTTCTATTAATTCTGCTACTTCTCTACTTTCAACTAAAAATTGATTATTTTGCTTGATTATGGTTAGATTCTTCATTATTTATTGCCCCTTTCTTCTTTTATTGCTATTTTAGCAACTTCATCTGAAAAAAAATAATCCGCAGATACATTATATAATTTAGATATCTTTTTTATTTCACTTGCTTTAAATTCGTTTTTTCCTTTTAATTTTAATCTAAAACCATATGAGCTAAGACCTAATATATCTGCCACATTTTTTTGGGTGTGTCTATTTTCCTTCATCAATCCTTCTAATCTATTTAAGTACATTAAATCACTTCCTTTTTGCTATTTTGGCAACTTCATATTTATATAATATCAAGTTTTGTGATTATAGTCAATACTTTTGTTGCTTTTTTAGCAAAAAAAATTGTAATAATTAATTTTGTTGCTATAATATAAATAAAAGTTGCTATTTTGGAATTAATATAAAAAGGGGTTGTGCAAATTGAATAGGATAAAAGAATTGAGAGAAGAAAAAGGCATCTCGCTAGACAAATTAAGCGAGGATTTACATATAAACAAATCTACACTATCAAGGATAGAAAATGGTTTAAGAGAACCTAAGAAAAGTACAATAGAAGAATATGCAAACTATTTTGATGTGTCTACAGATTATTTATTAGGAAGAACTGATGTTAGAAATAGCTTATTTATAAATAAAAACGAAAAAGATTATGATGCTGAAAATTTTAAAACAGAAAAGGAGCTTATTGAGAATATGTATCTTGACGAAGATATGAAAGAAGTTTTTAATATATTTAGCGAGCTAAGCCCAGACGCAAGAGAAAAAGCATTAAAAGTTGCAGAATTATTTTTACTAGACGAAAAAAATAAAAAATAGTTTATTTCTGAAAATGAATATAATAAAAAAGAGGAATCATTCCTCTTTTTTATTGATTTTATGTATTTCTTTCACTTTTATTTTATATTCATTGATTTTATTTTTATCCAATTCTTTCAACTTTTTCATTAATAAGTTTAACTTTAAAATATCATAATATTTCGTCTTATTCAAATATATCATCCCCTATAAAATATTTTATTTATTAATTCCACGAAACATACGTTCTTAAAAATAGTTACAACCACCTCTTTTTCAAAGCTTAAAACTATAAAATAACTGTAAAATATTATTATATTTTATAGCTTCTATTATTTTTGCTTTATCTAGATAAAGTTATTTCTTAACTACATTCTAGCACAAATTTCCAACAAAAAGTGTGCGAATATTGCACATTTATTACAAGAAATTACACAAACTAACATATATAAAATTATCTAAAAGGTAGGTTAAATATATGTTAAAAGAGTTACGAAAAAAGAAGAAATTAACACAAATAGAGTTAGCAAAAAGAGTTGGTTGCCACAGAAGTCAAATTTCTAGGTTGGAAAATAATGAGAATAAAGATTTAACTATCCCTGCTCTTATTGAATTAGAAATAGCTTTAGGATTGGAGGAAAAATATTTAGTAAATTATTTTGCTGATGAATATATTAAAAAAAGAAAATTACATAAATAATTCGAATGTTTCTATCAAATACTATTTTTAATATATAATATTATTTGAGGTGAATAAATTGAACTTAAGTTTTAATAAAAAGAAAAAATTTGAATTAAGCAAAGAAGAATTGGAATTAATTGAAAATTGGTTAGGTAATAAATATGCAGGAGATATGACGATACCTGCTATTGTTGACTTTTCTTTAGAAACTGATATTGAGTATGAAAAAATAGTTGTTTATTTGGCAGAAAAAGTGCTGGAATCACGTGATAAAAAACATTAAATATGTATCTAAATAAAAAAGACTATTAATTATAAACATAAAACTTTGTTTCTTATAGTCTTTTTTATTTATTTTATTTAAATTGATATATGTTATTATATAATTACATAAAAAAAGCTTTTGAGAGGAGAGATTTTATGAAAGGCGGCGTAAGAAAACGTGGAAAGAAGTGGTATTACTACTTTGATGCAGGTATAGTAGATGGCAAGAGAAAAAAGGTAGAAAGAGTTGGTGGAAACACTAAGAAAGAAGCTGAAAAATCGCTCCGTGATGCAATAAATGAATATGAAAATGCTGGTATAGTGTTTGATGAAACAAATATGAGTTTATCAGACTATCTTAACTTTTGGTACAAAGAGTATGTACTTCTTAATTGCAAATACAATACTCAGGAAAGTTATAGAAATTTAATTGAAAATCATATAGAACCTAGACTTGGTAAATGTAAGCTAAAATCTATAAATCCAGCTATTATTCAAGAATTTTTAAATAATAAATCAAAAGAGACATACACACAAAACGGAGAAGAAAAACACTACACAAAAGGAGTTTTAAAAGCGATTTATGTTGTATTAAATGCTGCTTTAAAATCTGCTGTTTACCCTTACAAACTCATTAAGGAAAATCCTGTTCAATATGCCAGTATACCAAAAAATGTTTTAAAGGTAAAAAATGAGTCAGATAACAAGACTATAACACTAGATGAGTTCAATAAAATACTAGAAATATATCCTAAAAATACAAATATCTATATTCCTCTACTTATAGGGTTTCATACAGGCATGAGAAAAGGAGAAATATTAGGTCTTTGTTGGGATAATGTTGATTTAGATAATAATATAATCAAAGTTAGAAAAAATTTAATAAAGAGAAAAGTTTCAGAATTTGAATTAGCATCACCTAAGACAAAAACATCAATAAGAGATATTAAAATAGGTGATACTTTGTCTAGGATATTAAAAGAGGAAAAATTGAATCAAAAAAAACAAAAAATTAAAATTGGAAAATGGTATAAAGAAACTGAGTATGATTGGGTTTGTAGAAAAAAAGATGGCTCATTTGTAAATCACAACAATATTGACGCTGCTATAAGAACTATTAACAAGAAACTAAATATTAACTTTAATTTTCATTGCTTGCGACATACACATGCCACATTATTATTAGAAAATGGAGCTAATGTAAAATATATACAACAAAGATTAGGTCATAGTCAATTATCAACCACTATGGACACATATTCACATGTTACAAGTAAAATGGAAAGTGAAACAATAGATATTTTGGAGGGCATTTTACAATAATTTGCCACCGAAAAAAGTTATGGTGGCAAACAGGTGGCAAAACGATAAAAAACATTCTTTTTTTTTGCTCAAACACTGTTATTTTGCTATTTTATATAAAAAAGTCGTATTTCTCACAGTTATACGACTTATATTAAATTCTTTACATAAGTCTCCTTCAGATGGAAGTTTATCTCCTGGTTTATATATGCCAGATGCTATTTGTTTTTTTATGTTGTCATATAGTTGTTGATATAAAGGAACAAAGGAATTTACTTCTAAATCCATTTCTTTTTTTTGTCTCTTTTCATCCAT